CACTACTACACTATCCCCACCAGCCTTCCACGACATAGAGGAGGAGCTACCACACTTACAACGCTACTACAACTCAACCTCAAACTGCACCCCGAGGGAACAGTACGAGTGCGCCCAGACAACAACCTACTTCCAGCGCTGGGCCCCACATCCCCTACAGTTCGCCATAGGCCTCGTCGACAACTCCCCCAAGCTCCCACCCCTTAGGGAGATCACCCCGCAGGAGAAAGATGAGGTCAGGAGGAACCTCCGCCGGTGGCGGGGTGAGCTGGAGCTAGAGAGGCACGTGCTGGTCATATGCGCACCCCCTCTTTCGGGAAAGACCACCCTGACCCAAACTGACACAACCTTCTACACAGACATTGACACCCTACTGACCCCAGAAGCCACAGCACTGAAGGAATCCTTAGCGCGGCAAGAGCGGTGGCGAGAGGTGAACGATCTCTTCTCTCACGCCATTGATAGGTGGCTGGAATTTTCGAACGCCACAGTTCTACTAGCCCACCATCCGTACCAGATCCCTAAGCGCCTGTGGCCACAAACGCACATCATCAACACTGACACTACATACCTAAACGAGAGCGAGGACGAGCTTCGTGTCGAACGCGGGATGAGGAATAGAGCGAGCCTAAGGACACTGGCCCATCGTTTCCCATACAAAAGTGTCCCTGCGCCAGACTTTGCCAAGACCGTGAGGCAGACGATTCGCGACTCACTCGACACCTATGACACGAACGACACCTGGCCCTCAGCCAAGACTTACGGCGTGCGTCACCTCAAACGCGCCCAATACTACTACTTGTATAGGGAGGAGCAGCTCAACGATGCTCTTTGGTTAGCGGAGGGAGACTTGGAGAAATACTTCGTGAGGTATGACATGTTCCTGGCCTATACTCACGCCCAGGAAGTTTACCTCGAAATGCCCATAGCCGCCTTCGCCCCACCACCACACCTAATGGGAACGGCGCGGTGTAGACTACTGCCAAAACATCTACGCTATGGCCCCTTCTCCCAGGCTTTAACGCTGCTACACATGGTACTGCCCGATGTGGCGAAGTTCTACGAGTTGATGCTGCAAAGGTGTTACACCCTGGGTGACGCCTCAGTCTTTCTGAAATGGCTGTCCTCCGCCATCAAGCAGCACCATGAGTACTTTAGCGACGGCTGGCACGAGTACGTTGATTTCGTGCTCAACATCAACACACTGCCAACACCACCGAAGGCTCAAATGGTAGAACAACTTGAGAACTGGTTCCCAAAAGAGTGGCCACACTCGTTTAAAGGATCCTCACTGGCGCACGCGGCCCTATATGACGACGCAACACTGGACGTCTGTGCCGCCTTTACTCTACGCAGGCGGCCTGATGCTGACCCTCAACCATCCGACATCCTGAACCACCCATCACGGGCGGGGACCTCGGGTTCAATGAGGGGCGCTCCACCTCTTCTGGACACAACACAGGGCCCAATGAAAGCCCTGAAAACTAAGAACGTCCAGATTGCTTCGACCCAAGCCCCGGTCCTCTACGAGTGGCTTATGTCCCACAAAGAGCCCGAGGTGAAAGTCGAGATTAAGCACGAGCGCAACAGAAACAGGGCCATTGTCGCCGCCGATACTCAAGGATACCTGAAGCAGCACGTTCTCGCGGAGCAGGTCTCACACTCCAAACTATACCACCCCAACACTCCACTATACATGAACACGATGGAGCAGATCGCTTCCCAGATCGACACGGTCGGGATGATACGCTCAGGCCTGTACTTCGCAAACTGCAACGACTTGAAATCTTGCGAGGCCCAACAAGACAGGCACATCATTTCAACACACTGCAAGGTCCTCGACTACCTACGTAAACTCGAGGGCCTCACATCACGAGACTGGGAGACGCTCGCCAAACTAATCTACCTGAGTGTCAGCTCAGGCACCGTCTCTTATGGGGACGTCCTGATGAACCTCGTCCAAGGTAACGCGTCTGGCTGGCGACTAACCCAGTTCTTCAACACCACGTACAACATTACCCAACAAAAAGTAGCAACCAAGTGGCTGCGCCGCAACGCCCCATGGCTGCCAGATTTTCTAAGGCTCCTAGGCATAGGTGATGACTCGCAATCCTTCACCACCCACCTGTGCTCACTGGTCGCATTCCGACTCTTCTACATCATGGTCAACTACACCATAAACCCAAAGGTCGACCTGATAGCATGGTCCTTCTCCGAGTTCCTGCGGAAGAAATACCACAAAGAGGGGTGGAATGGTTATGTCTGCCGGCTAATACCAACCCTGATGTCAGCGAACCCATTCGAATCCGGTCTGTCCCTAGGGCCTAGGGAACAGATCGAGATGAAAGTGGCTAACTGGCTGAAGTTCTACTCGCGGTGCCCACACGCTGCCAAAAACTCACTAACCCCATACGACTTCCTATACGAGGACTTGTACGACACCTTCTACCGCATCCACCACTCGATCGCGTTCGAAGAGGTTGTATCGTTGGTACACACACCCAGAGCTTTGGGCGGACTGGGCGTCTTTCCCCACTCTCGGGAGCCGCGAGGCATTGCCATTGTTATGGCCCCGGGCCCCAGGGTGCTGGAAAGCTCTGCGCCACAACTCCCCGCCATCATGACGGAAATACAGACTTTTCAGAGGCTATACAACGTAGCTGTGCCCCTCTCTGCTCGCTCTATAGCGCAGAGACTGTTGAAGCAGCCGACGAAGATAGCCAGATTGGAGACGTTCTCGCCCTCCAGGCTAACACCCTGGTGGCCACTTAGCCGTCAAGAGTTTATCAGGTCAACTGAGGCATACACCAAGGGCGCGCGGGCTACACATTTAATGCTCCCGGACGCCCCGCATAGGGAGAACTTCATGTTCAACGACCTGTACTACTCCATGAAGCGGGAGGGCAGGCATTACGCCTTGTACCACGACGGAGACGCTGTGAAGCAGTTAGAGGCAACGTTTGGAGACAAATTGGCCACCCAGATCCTACTTGGGGACCTTAAAGCCAGAAGTCCAGCGGCTCACAACCTCCTACCCGAGCTCACCTCCCACGTCACCACCCAACTATTACACGACGCACTATACCAACTGACGCACATACGACCACAAGGCGGAAACGCCCTACTACGACGCATGCTCCTATACGTGGAGCTTAACGCCCCAGCCGTGATGCTAAGCACTTTAGCACAGCTGGGACTCTACATGGGACAATAGATGTCCCAAAACAACCCCCAGTGGCATAGGACAGCCACAACAGCGCACCCCTAACAGGGGACAGACCATCAGGGGCGCCACCCGGCATGCGCAAGATAAGCGACGCGCCCCACCGTTCCGTGCCTCCCGTAGGCCACTCCCTCACCCGGTGAACAAAGAGGGAGGGGAGGCACACACACTTACCGTACAGCGAAAGGACTGTGGC